CCCCTCAACTTTTATCTCGCTATCTGATAGCTCAATGTTATAGTCCTGTTTAAATTGGTCTTTGAGCATAATAATAAACTCTTCTTTACTGTTTGCCTCAAAGCTTGTTCCCCAATTTACGTTAACTTCTGCGTAAAAATTTCTTTTACTCATTTACTCTTCTCTCTTTCTTTGTCTTTTTGTTTTGTTTCTGTTGTATATAGTTTCTCTTGAAAGCTGAATAAGCTGTTTGCGTATTCAACTATGTTAAACTCTTCTTTTTTTCTTTTACTCATTTGGCTCTATCCTTTCCCCACAATATGATTCATCATGGTATCTGTATTTTTTGTACGGGTAGTTATGTTTATAGCATTTATCGCAGTATAGTCCCGTATATATACCGTATGCATCATTTCTTGCCCATTTGTGATATTCTAATGGTCTACACATAGGTGTGTAATATTCACCTGTATGTTCACATCTTTTTTCTTCATCTGGATAATCTTTATCGGGCTTCTCACAGCCCGCACAATGATATAAGTATTCCATATTATTTGCCCCTTTCTACAATATCATATGTATCATATCCAACTATAACTCTAAATCCTTGTTCTCTTTTTCTTCTAAATAATTCACACACTTCATCATCATCATTAAAACCATTTGCGTATCTATTATTTATTCTATTTATTAATTGTCTATTGGTTAAGTATTTAAATCTTCTTTCCATATTGTCCTTTCTAAAAATTTGCTATTATAAAAGATTCTTCATTAATTGGTATTAGTATTGTTTCATTTTCCACATCTTCAATACACTCGTAGTCTTTTCCATATTCATCTTGGAACTCTTTAAAGCTATCATATTCTGTATATTCACAGCAAAGTCCAATAGCATCAAGCACAGTTTCTTCACCTGTTTCTTCTTCAAATTCAATTATATATTCATACAGCGCTCTCAGACCGCCATATGAAAATTGCTGACCTCTTCCACAATCTTGAAAAGCTCTTTCAAACCTATAAAAATTAACATCTAATTTCATTATTTACTCTCCTCCTCTAGGTCCCACTTTTCGGACCTTGTTAGTTCATTATTATATATTCTTTCATAGATAATCTCTGCTAATCTTCTTCTATGTGTCCCATCTAGAGAACTATACCAATCACCAAAGTTTTTTTGCATCATTTTAAATTTACCAATTGCATAGTCCCCGTAATCAGTTTCTTTTGTTCTGTGATGCATTTGCTTTATGTATTCATCACCCATTACATTAAAAGACCACTTGCGGGCCTCGTATAATGTTTTTGCAATTGTAATAGTTTGTTTTTCTTTATCTTCCATATTATTCTTCCTCACTTTCGCAGTAACATTCTTCTATTTTTTCTTCACAATCATCACAGGCTTCCACTTCTTTTTCTTCTACATCTAGTGGAGACCAAAATTCTAAACAAAGATTATTCCAACACTCTATGTCCCCGCAGACATATGTTGCATACGGGGTTTCCGATATTTCTGTTTCTTCTATGTTTCTACCACAACCATAGTTACAGCTGTAATCTTCTGTTGCGGTGTCCCAACCATTAACTACTTTTATTTTAGTTAGCATTATTTAGCCTCACTTTCATTATAAAACTCATCAGGCTCTTCAACTATCTTTTCTATAACTTCTTTAACTTTAGCTCTATCAGTTCTGTATTTGTCTAGCTTTTTATCGTTGTTGTATAAAACTTTGTAATCACTACTTTTTGGTAACATCATTTTATCACCTCTTAAAGTACCGTAAATATCGTGATTCCAGACACCAACTACTTCTATCTCTTCAAAGTCAAATACATTGCCCTTTTCGTATGATTGTGTAAGTCCTAGTAATCCTTCTACACCTTCTAGTTTATGATTAACTACATATTCAGTAAATATCCAATCAAGTAAATCTTTTTTAGACATTTCTTTCATATGGTCGTTTTTAGTGAGATACTTCTCTAGTCCGTTACCGAACTCTTTTCTCATTTTCTCTATATTCTTTTCCATTTTCTTTTCCTTTTTATTGCGGTTTGTCTCATCAGTAATACAGATAACCACTCTGTACTATATACCCACAATTTAGATTGTGGGTATTTCGACATTATTTTATGTTTTTAAGGACTTTTTCTAATTTCCTTAAGTCTTCTATGCTTAGATTATTTATAGCCTCAAAATTGATAGCTTTTTCAAATCCAAATACATCTTTTTTTGTTTCTTTCTTTTCCAACCTACACCTCACTTTCTTCAAATATTGATTCATTTCTTAATGCACTAAATATCCATCTTGGCGGTACGCAACCCATAACATCTTGTTCTTCTACTTTGCTATATCTTTCCATTGATACCATTGCTTGCGCTACACCGCACAAAAAGTCTACTTCGCTTGTATTAACACCTTTTCTTGTTCTTTCCTTTAAGCAATCTTCCGCTTCTTCTACTATTCTTTTTCTTAACTCTTTTTTCATATTACTTTCCTTTCCTTTTGTCTTCTTCAATACTTTGTTGTAGTGCTTTTAGAAATAACTCTTCAATTCTAATTGGGGCTACTATTTCGGGGCTGATATATACTTCACCTTTTTCTTTAGCATCTTTTAAATTTTTAATCTCTTGTTCTTTTATTTTCTTATTCATATTACTTTCCTTTTCTATTATTTTTTCCATTGCTTTTTTCTCTGCTTTTACTGCTAATTCTACCATGTTTATACTTTCAAATTTCTTTACCATATTAATATAAAAAAAACCCGCACAAATTAATGTACGGGCTTTTAGTCCTCTCTATTTAGTTAGTTGTTACTGTTTCTTCGTTTTGAGTTGCGTCCTCAATCTCTTTATTAGACTCTGCTTCTTCTAGCTCTCTTTGCATATCTCTAAAAGTATTTTGAGCATCATCAAGATAGCCTTGAGCTTCACAAGCATTATCATCAGCATACTGCGCTTCATATTTAGCATTATCTGCGTTACTTCTTACATCTTCCATTGCGCCTGATGCGCTAGATATAAACCTACCTATTTCTATCATTTTCTCATTAAACCACGTTAGGTCTATGTTGCTTTTGCTATTTGAATTAGTTGCTACTTTTTCTAATATTTCAGTCCTATGACAATCTAGACTATCACATAACTTGTCTACTATTTTACTATCATTTATTAGACCTTGAACGCATTCTCTTACTATTTTATTTTCCATGATATTTTCCTTTATTTTTTTTCTTTGTTTTGTGTTTATCATGTCCCGAAGAACATAAAAAATATATGATATTATAGAATAATAAACAACATAAATATATTTATGTAAATATATATAAATGTATTATATTATTATTGCGAACTAAAACAATAATAAATAATATGGAGTTAAAAAATGGATAAAAGAAAATTACAAGCAGTTATAAACCGTATACAAGATGACGTAAACGCACTAGAAACCTTATTGAAAAGTAAATATGAAAAGCGTGAACAGTTAGACGTTGACGTAATACAAGACCAATATGGCAATGAAGTTGTAGACGTTGATGCGTACCACATAGACCTAGAAATAGATAATATAAACGGTAGTATTGGAGCATATGAAGACGTATTAAAAAGACTGAATATGTTGAAAGAGTCAATTAATAAATAATAGATAACTTATAAATAAAGAGCATAAAAGAAGGAGTATATAAAATGATAGGAACACATAGAACAACAACAACAAACATACCAATTAATAATGAGCAGTCTAGACTAATAGTTACATTTCATAACACCGCAGTCGTTCAGGTGGTTAATGATAGATATGTAATATTAAATAGTGGCGGGTGGTTAACACCTACAACAAAGAGACGTATGAATCAAGCCTCAGACGTTTACAGATTAAACTATTTAGTATATCAGAAGAATTATACATGGTATGTCAAGACACCAAGCACGACCGCAGAGTTTGCAGATTATATTGTAATTGATAAACTGAACGGTGATATACTACCAAGTCTTCCATAGTTCGCACTATACAAACCCCACACTAGCCCCACAAAAAAAGCCCCGACTGTAATGGTTGGGGCTTCTCTTTTGCTGAAACTTCTTAAAATATCTACATATGATTATAATGATATGTTTTTTACAGAATTTTCAACCTATTCTAGAGGGGCATACAGGCACATATAGGGGGGGGTACTTGCGTAAAAAACACTCACACACATTCTAATACTATTTTTAAAACTTTTCCTTTACTTTATAATTATTATACTAATTATAGCTGTTTTGGTGAGTTTTGGGTAGAGACTATCTAATCCCCCTATTATAAATAAAGAGATTAGTCTCAATTCCCATATAGCTGTTTCGGAGCCTGTTTCTTATGGTAGGGTAATCTTTTCTGTTACTAGCTCAATTACCTTCGACTTGCTTCTGACTGTGTAACTAATCCCCTTCTAGTAGTCAATTGTTGTGCGCTATACGCTAGAAGTGTCTAACCAACCCATATAGCATGGCAATATTACAAAATAATAATTATTCTATGCAATCATTATTAATACGATGTATATTATTTTATGGAATTAAAAAAGATAAAAGGCGTAGAACACAGACTTTATGATAGTTATGATGAGTTTAAGGCCTTTCAGGGCGCATTAACGCCCAAAAGTGACTGGCGTCAGGCAAATGAAGGTGATTGGGTATATACAGATGACCATTATGTGGTGCAAATTCTTAAGGTATACTACATTACAGTGCCGAACTCTAAAGAAAAACGCAAATGTGTGCGCACTATATGTGGTAGTTTTGTCTGTAAACAGAAAAATGCTAAGATATTAGGCGAAAATGGCGTTGCAGACAACATTTACACGTTTTCTGGCAATTATGAGTCTATAAATAAAATACGTTCTACTAAATTATCTTCTAAAAAGCTATTGTTTGCTAAATATGTAGCCGCAGGTATAGATATGGAAGAAGCATACAGACGTGTGTACCCAAAAGCAAACGATACGCAGTATATCCGCAATGCGGCTAACAAATTATTACAACAAAAAAAGGTAATGCAAATGGTTAAAGAAGAAATATCCTTAATTTTAAAAGAAGAGGGTGTAACACCAGAGTATATTATACAAAAATACAAAGATATAGCAGACGTTTCTGAAAGAGACCAAGACAGACTTAGAAGTCTAGATGCACTAGCAAAGATGTCTGGTTTATTTGAAACAGAAAAGAAACGTGAAGAACTAACTGTATGGGCTGGTTTTAGCCCTGAACAACTGGAGGCTATCAAAGGTGGAGAAACCAAAGTACTTGCACATAAAGAAAAAGAGTGAGTTGTCTAATAAGATAGACCCTTGCCCTGTATGTGAAAAAAACCTGTATTATGACGAAAACGCTAGTAAAAGAATAGGCGTTATCGAAGAAGACGGTGAGATAAATTCATGGAAATGTCCTGCTTGTAAATCAGAGTTTGATTTGGAAGATAATATTTTGTATATTTATGGCAGCGAAACAGAAGGTGGACAAGCATGAAAACTAAAGATGCAAGATTAAGAAGAGCTGGAGTTAGTGGTTACAACAAACCTAAGCGTACTCCTGGTCATCCTAAAAAATCTCACATTGTAGTGGCTAAAGAAGGTGACAAAGTAAAGACTATAAGATTTGGCCAGCAAGGCGTAAAAACCGCTGGTAAACCTAAAAAAGGCGAGTCGCAAAGACAAAAAAATAGAAGAAAGTCTTTTAAGGCTAGGCATGCTAAAAATATTGCTAAAGGCAAAATGTCTGCAGCGTATTGGGCTAATAAAGAAAAGTGGTAAGGAG